AGCATTTGTTAATGCTGGATGGGACGGCTCAAAAGTACTGAATGGTACTGTTACAGTTAACTCTGGCGTAACAGTGTACTCAACTTCGACAGGTTCGTATGCATTGCAAACTGGATCTCCGTATCCATCAGGCTCTTCTATTGCATTGGTAAATAATGGTACCATCCTTGGTAAGGGTGGTAATGCTGGCGCCGGTGGTGCTGGTACAAATGGGTATAATGGTAGTGGCGGTGGTCCTGCCTTCTATGCTGCATCTGGAGTCACGGTAACTAACAACGGTCGCATTTCTGGCGGCGGTGGTGGTGCTGGCGGCGGCGGTGCAGGATACTAATGAACAAGGAGAATTAAAATGGGTGCATGTCAATGTCAATGTCAGTGTCAGTGTACATACGGCGGTGGCGGCGGTGGCGGCGGTGGAATCGGTCAAGGTTCTGGTGCCGGTGGTGGCGCAGGTTCAGGCGGTGGTAACACAGGTGCTTCTGGCGGATCAGGCTCTTTAACAGGCGCAGGTGGCGGCGGAAATGGTGGCACTGGCGACAGTGGAAACGGCGGCAAAGGCGGTACTGGCGGTTCTTGGGGATCAAGCGGCGGTAGCGGCTCATCGGGCTCAGCTAGAGGCGGTGGTTCTGGTGGTGCCGGTGGTGCAGCAGTAGCTGGTAACGGGAATATTTCTTGGGCAGCGACTGGAACAAGAAACGGAAGTATAGGTTAATTTTAAATTATGGCAATTGATGATTATGATATTTTGGGATTTGATCCTGTAAGAGGATCAATGGACGTCTACTTTAGGACGGTTGATTTTAAATGGGCGATTAACGTTCCAACTGATGATACTGCAAAGGATCCAGCTGCTTTAGATGGGTATATTCGTGGGTTTTTCCCGTATGATATGCATCAGAGAAAACATAAAGCAATGGATCCTGAAGCAGTAGAGTTAATCTCTTCATTGGTTAGACAACCAACCGAAGAAGAAATTATGACTGCTCAAATGCAGCCGACAATAGGGAACGTTTATCATCTTTTAAGACAAAGTGATTGGACTCAGCTTCTTGACTCGGGCCTTGACGAAGATGAAGTTAAAGCGTGGGCTGAATACAGAAATGCATTGAGAACGCTTTTAGATAATATCAGTAAAGAAGAGTTTTTTAACTTACAATGGCCAACGCCACCCGACGAAAACTTAAGGGAAATAAAAGTCAATGTCTACTAACATTTACATTCCACAATACATCTTAGATATGCCGGCGGTGGCTGAACAGATTCCTACAGTAGATGATGCTGGATGGACTATCCTAGGTGAAGAAGATAAACACCTTGCGGATCACGTAGTATATTGTGACCAATATAAAGATGCAGATGCGCATCGTACTATGACCGCATATAAAGCACCACAGCTAGTTTATTACTTTAACCGCTTTGTGTTTACAACTGCTGCAAGAGGATTTAAGATCCGTGTTAACACTACAGATCTTTACTCAGTCGATCTTCCAGTGATGCAAGTTCAAGAAGCGTTGTACCCTATCTCATTAGATGAGGTACATGCATTTGCTAATGACGATAACAAAAAGTATACAATAACGCATACAATGCAAAAGTATGAAGACGCCATTGAAATGACGGCATCGGAAGCTCGCGCACGTTTCACACAAGCAATGATCGATGAGAACATTGAGAACCGCGGAAAAATGTCGACGCAGCGTGTGAATAGATCATGGGTTATTGAAGAGGTTAACACACTAGGCGGTCAAGAAATTAAAGAAATTCATGGTATTAGAAGCTTCGATGATGTTAACCTTATCGAAACTACTAAAATTTATGAAATGGACTATAACCTAGATGATGAAGAAAGAAATGCATTAATAGCATTTTCATCAAGTCTAGGTACCGTGCCGCGTCATCCGTTCGTTATTCGTTATGTCTATGACGGTACGAATATGTGTATAACAGACTTTAAGTTTATGATCGACCCAGATTTTCCTAGACTTGATGTTGTGTTTACTTAAGAACTAGCTAACACTAATTTATTGTTTACGGCGTCAACCTCTACAGGTACTGGCGCCGTAAACATTTTGCCATTTGTGACAATTGTTTGTGCAGCTGACCATAGACCGAAATTTTGTTGGCTATCATATTGTGACTTCATAAGAGAAGCATCAAGCACATCGCCAACTTGGTGCCCGTTGAAAGAATCAACTACGCGTTGAGCATCTGCGCCTTCTATTCTTCTTCCATTATAGTTAGAGCTGGAAAGATATGCTTCTACTGGAAACTGCAGTCTAAGTTCCAGATCTTGCTCGATAACATCGTCCCAGAATTCTAAGTGATAACGCATAGCGAATGGATTAACCGCGGTCATTCCATTTGAATGTGCTTTGCGCATATAAATTGTTTCTGTTGGTTGAACATCGTCAATACCAAAAATGACGTATTTTACGTTTGGGTAATCGGCTTTAATACCGTCAAACACAGAGGCCAATCTGTCTTGAGACGTTTCTAGCTCAATAACATAACCCTCTTTATTCAGGGTTTCCTGTGCTGCTTCATAAGACATGATCTCATATCTTACATCGTTGATACCAATGGCAGAAGCTACTGCTTCAACTAATGCGCTGTCCTGGTCATATTCACCGCCAGTTTTAAAATTAACAGCGCACTTAATATCATAACCAAGCTGCCGCGCTTTCCAGACGGCCATAACAGAATCTTTTCCACCCGAGAAATACACGATAGCTTCTTTAGACATTTTTTACCTCGATTTTAATAGGTTTATATTCATATTTATCACTTTTTCGATTTACGGTGGAGATTCTTTTCACCGGTGAGTCGAATAACCATGCAAATCCTTCTTCTTGAATTGCTTCAAACCATACTGACTCGATGCCACAGTTAATCAGGAAGTCATTCTTAGCGATTTTCAGTGGGCATCCACCTTTACACAGCTTCCAAACTGGGCACTTGGTGCCAATACAGTTTTCTTTCCATGGCGTCATTTTAACAGCACGGGCGTTTTCTAGGTCGGTAACGTGTCCGCCTACATAACTTGAATCAGCGTGAGGACATGTACGTACGTTTCCAAGCAGATCAACTGAAAGTACATTGTTCATATCCGCGCCACATGTAGCGGTGTTTGGATAGTTCTTACCTTGTACGATATTCTTAGCAAACTCGACAGATCCTAGATCATCGTATTCAAAAATACCAGTTGCCATGTAACCTAGATCTTCTTGCGTATTCAGTACAACAGGAGATCCGTCTTCGTTGTATCCATGCTCATTCCATTTTTCACGGTGGAAGCGCAGATAGTCTTTCAAGATCTTTTTGAATTTCTCTTTGTCTTCACCAGAAATGACCTCGTCAGCGCTGTTACTATTTTGACGCAACTCTTCTGTTTCATATGACTTACCGATTGTATAGCTTACTGATCTGCACTCTAGCCCATGCGCAACCATGTTGTCATAGAAAAACTTCTCGATCGCAAATAGGTCATAGTTTCTTTTACCTACAACGCAAAGGAAGTTATAGTGGACATTCTTTAGCTTGTCTAGTTGGCGAAGTGACTCAACGACCAGCTTTGACTCAAGTGGATCTTTACCACGAAGGAGTTTCTGGCCCGGGCCATCGTGCGAAATAATATAATTGATTTGCGATTTGCACTTTGCAAAGAAATCAACGTGCTTCTGACGTAGAGCAGACCCGTTTGAAATAATCATGATGGTAAGACCTTCACGATCGTACCTTTCAATGAGAGGAACGATATCATTCCAATACAGCAAAGGCTCACCGCCCCACAATTGTAGATCGATAACTGCAGACATATCCAGATGCTTTTCTATGTTTTCGCAAAACACCTCTAGATTCATATTTTGGGGACGTTCTGACGGATCACCAACATCCTTTTGAAGACAGTACGAGCAGTCATAGTTACACGCATGCCCAAGCGTGATCTTGAGTGACATAGGCTTATTGATTTTTTTATCTGTTCGCTCTGGTGCTGGATAGAACCATTGAAAGTTACTTGCAGTGCCGGCAAACATATCTACGCCAGATTCGTCATAAATCTTATTTGTGTTAGGCTCATACCAAAAGTGTAGGCCTTCATCAGTAACGTATTCGTATCTCATCGCGTTTCCTATTCTAAAAACATAATCAGTTCACTAATATATATAGTACATGAATAAAGTATTGGAGCCTGCATCATGTCTTGTATTGAGCTGTGCAAAATCGAAAAAGGTTTTCTTACGCCTGAAGAATGTATAGAATTAATAAATTGGTTTGAGCAGTTTCCACACAAGAACTATGATGGCCTTACAGGTAGCTACTGGAACGGTAAACCTGTAAAAACATATGATTCTATTCATGAGTATACCCCTAAAGAACATTTATCCGAGTCAATAGTCTATAATGTTGATTGTAACACTATTGATATGGGAAACGACATATTGAACAACGTAAGAGATAAGATTAACTGTTCTCTTGATGCATCATACTATAACAGATATATCACCTTTAATAAGATGTATCCAGGTGCAGAAATTCTTCCACATATCGATGGTTATTTCGTTAACGATGTGTTCGAACCTAGACCAGCAATGAAAACTATGGTTGTATATCTGAATTCAGATTTTAGCGGAGGTCAATTAACCATAGACGATAATGTATCTTATTCCCCGCTCGTTGGGTCTAAAATGGTATTTAATGGTGGCATGTCCCATCATGGAGTCAAAAAGATTGAAAGTGGTATTCGTTATACCATTGTTCTTGTATACGATAAACACGATAAGGAAAAAATGCTATGACTAAAAATGAATGGGTTATACTAGCAATTATTGCCGCCTGGATGCTGATTACACGTGGTTTCCATTTTATGGATGGATCAGTGATAATCTTTATGGTTGCTGCAGTATTCATTCGCACCCAAAAGGTTTTTTGGTTTCTCACTGCTTTGGCCATGGCGATTGATGTTGTTGTGATCGGAACACAGTTTGGATATGATTCGCTCATTAAGTATTGCGTAGGATCAG